CCTTGAATGCCAACTCCAGCAATGGTGATCACCGTCTTTGATTCAGTGATCGCCACATTGTTGACCTTTTGCTCAATTGTCAATTTCATTTTGTCACCGCCTTGGTGAATTCCACCACGCCGCGCAATATTGAATAAGAATCAGCAGCAATGTCGATACTGATTTGATATTCGCCGACTGTATATTTCAGATCCTTTGTTGCGCTGCCTGGAATATTCAGATCAATTTGATTGTTGCCGATCAACGTCATATAATTTGAGCAGTCCAAAATCAAAGCGTCACTTCTTGTGCGCATCTGCATTTTGAGCGTGTAATCACTGATGTCGTATGCTGTGCCGTCATTGTTATCGATCTCAATATTGATGTGATAGGTTGAACCGTTTTCAATTGTTATGTCATAAATGCCTGATTTCATTTTGTCTGCCTATGTGTAAATGTTATTTCCTACTTCATCAACATAATGCGTCGCACACGTTTCGCGTGCTGTGATGCTGATTAAACCCGATTGATCTGTTTGTATTGATAAGATAATAAAATGCCGATCTCGATCAAATATAGAATGCTGAATCGTTATCTTGTCGCTGACTTCCAGATCACAATGCTTGACGGTTGTTGCGAATGACACAACCAGTGGCGTGATTTTTAATCTTGATCCGCTGGCATCTTCTGTGTATCTCGTTGTGTTCAATATAGACTTCGCCAACTTTGCTGCATCGGCAGCATTAATGATGCCTTTTGCTTCGACACTTTTGGTGATTCTTTGCCCGTCAAAATTGTCAGTTTCAAGTGTTGTGTCTTGAGCGACCACAGATCCGGACAGCCATTCTTGTTCTGAGTCCACATATTTGAACGTCAACTTGTTGAAGATCTGATCGTTTCCTGGATGGCTGGCGCTCAAAGTATTTACCACAATATCATCTTCAGTCAAAGTTTTGATCGGTGTTGAATGTGCGAGATCCGCATACAGTTTCCATTTGCCGTCTGAGTAAGTCAAAGAACCGCGCATCATTGCCAACGCTTCTTGAATATAGCCTTGAATATTGGCTTGTTGAAACAATACCAAACCACCATGCAACCCATAAGAGTTGACCATTTCTTGCGCCGCATAAAATGATGCAACATCCAGATCAGATTCATCAACTTTCAAACCATCAATCAAAAGATCAGCAAGAATGTTGACTGGGTTTCCATCTCTGGTTGTTGTGGCTGTGTATGAAGTCGCATCAAAGACTCGCATCGACTTTCCAAGCGTTTGAATCGTGATGTTTTTTAACATCGTATTCTTGCTTTCATCGCCGTTGAAAACTTGATGAACCGCCAAGAATGTGACATCTTCTGGAATAAATTCGTTAATAACTACTGATGAATTTATTGTGAATTTGGCGACGAACGCCGCCCCGTACCATTGATCGTAATCATACAAATTGTTAAAATACAACCGCCAGTATCTATGACCATTTGTGTGTGAATTATTCAGTGTGACAAATTGATATGGTGTTACGTCTGTCCAATAATGACCACTACCACTGTTGCCAGTGTTTGTCCAGTTTGTGCCGTCATCTGAATATTGCATTTTTATATTCCAACTGACTTGCTGATACGATCCAATCGGTTGAAATGTCATGTTTGACACTGTACCAACCGCGCCCAAATCAACTTTGATCCAGATATCTTGTGTTGACTCTGGACTCCAGTAACTGTTTGCATTATTGTCCAATAATCTACTTCTATTGGCGGCAGTATTATTATTTGACAAAGTGAGATGTGATTCAGCCAAGATGTTCATCATTGACGATCCTGCTTTCAGATTGCCTGCCGTATTTTTTGGGAATCCAATATCACCAAGATTGACACCTGCGCCAGAATATTGAATATTGGCGTGTGTGTATGTATCAGTGTGTGTTTGTGGATATCCGCTTTGAACACCGCCGTCGGCACAGACACACATGTTCAACAAATCATTATTTGCCCACATTTTATTGATGGCACTTTCATTGTCCAATTGCCCTTGAGCAAGAACGATGATCGCCCAATAATCTCGATTCTTTCCATTGGTGTCATTGTCTGAATTCTCTGCTGAATTCGCCGTGTGCCAAATCACATTGCCTGCCAGTTTATTGTCGCCATAAACGATCGGCACTGGATTGGTGTTTGACTTCTGTGTTTGCAGTTTTTGTCCTGCGTAAGATGCAACATCACCCATTGAATCTGCTGCAATATCATTCACAGCAGAACCAGCCAAAGACGCGCCCACAACAACCGCACCGATGCCGATTGCTAAAGCTGCGCCAGACAATCCAACCATTCCCAAAGTCATGCCAGCGGCGAATGTGCTGCCTGCTAATGCCGCACCAATACCCGGCGCAAGAACAACCAATGCAATGCCGACAATGGCTCTTAGAATATCACCCATGGTCAACCCTCAAGATCAGACAATCATTGTTTAATTTCTTATGAATCACGTGCTGCTTATCTTCTGACCATACCCAATAAGCGAAGCGATTGATCGCTACTCCGCATTCAGTTCTAGTCAAAACAATATCGTCTTTTTTAGCTTCTCTCACCTTGGTGCAAAAACTTCTAAAGAAACCGACATGCGCACGCTTTGCCAAAAAGCGCTTTTCATCTTTGACATATAGATCAAGATTGTTTGGGTCAAATGTAAAAGAACCCCAAGCCTGCGGCAGTGTATATCTTTGATTCAAATACTGAAACACCACTGTGAAACAATTCGTCATTCCAAGCGCCCCCAATATATCTCGTCAACGATCGCTTCAATAATCGATGTAAAGTCGTTCTGTGTATATGTTCTTTCTGGCACAGCTTTTGACCAATGGACAAACAAGTTCGTCAGACCAACTGAAACCGCTTGCGATGTGACAACCATATTATTAATAACACCGTCGAACAAGTTGTATGAATCCAAAAGAACAGAAGTCAAATCGAGTTCTGGATACATTGACGCTGCTTCATTGCCACTGATTCCATAATCATAAACTTCGCCATCAAGTGTTGTTGCCGGCGGTTGATACATGACACGAATGATCTTCGCTGCGTTGTTGCGCCACTCATTTTGAAGCGCTATTGATGACAGTTCATTGGTGATGTTTTCAATGCTCACATTGATGGTGTTGGCGCTGTTCGATATGTCCTCTGTCAGTTGATCAAATGTCACGCTGACTGGTGTGTATTCCTGCCCATTAAACGTCACAAATATATCATGATCAGTCAAGCGCAAAATCTCTGAAATCTCGCCCGTTTGTATGTCGCGCACATTGAATTCAAACAAGTGCAAAATGCCACAATCTGAAGTTCTCACGTTGCTTGATATTGACTTCATGTAATCACCTCGAACACTTCGGCTTGCACTTTAAACATGCCATCTCTATTCTTGGTAAATTTCAAAGAATCATTCATGACCTTGAATGTCTTTTTCAATGACCCACCGATTCCAAATGTGGCAAGATCTGTGATCCCAAACACACCCAGAATTGATTTCTTTCTGAAGAATTTTTGCAGTTCAACAAATTCAGCTTCCTGGATATACCAAGAATATTTGAATCTTCTTCTCAATCCGCTTTTGTCTTTTGAGTGATGAACACTTGATCCAATCTGACTGACTAAAGAATTGCTTAAATACTCAAAGACGATCTGATAAGGCGTGCAAATTTGCAGCATGTCCATGAATGATGTGTCAGTTGTTTCATTCGCGGTCTGATCATACGATGAAGCATTGACAATTCCGGCGGTGTATTGTGGATGATTAAACAACACAGAAGAAATCAAAGAGATCTGACCAGTGAATCTTTGCGTGCCATCCAGTGTGAATTTAAAATCTGAAAAAATCCACGTCTTTGAACCAGTATCTCGAAGATCATCAACCAAAGAATCAACATCAAGCGTGGCTGTATTTGCATGGTTGTTTTCATACTCATTGCGCAGCGCTTCAAACCTTGATTGACTGATGCTTTTGTATGATATCTTCAACTCATAAGCAGGGATCGACGTGCGCACAACTGATTGCTGTTTGCCGGAATTAAACTCGACCGCACTGCCTTGTCTTGTCCATTCCTCGACATCCACTTTTTCAGTGTCTTGCAAGATAGAAGATATATCATTCATCAAACAACCTGCTTGATGGTTCTTCTAACTGATCCATTGCCAGTCAAAGATGCGTTGATAATCCCCTCGATCGTGCTTTTGCTTCCTATTAAATAGCTATGAAAACTGTTGCTGTCGATAGCATTTACATTGAACGTGATCTCTGCATGAATGTTTCTGACTTCGCCCGTTGCTGTGTTTAATTGGTGATTGGGTATGATCGTTCCTGCGCGATCTGGCACGAACAATTCAGCACCGCGTTCACCCACGATCGATGCTTTGCCCACTGATGGACGACCACCGTTTGCGAATCCAGGCAGTGATAATCCAAAGACACTTTTCATCACACCGATGATTGCCATCTTTACTTGTAATTGAATCAAGCTGCGGATCAGTCCTTTGACCATATCTTTGAACGATCCTTCGACACTCATCAACAAGTCAGTCAGTCCAGTTTCAAGCGTTGTCATTGCGCTCTTTGTGATCTTTGCCATTGTCAGTGTTCCAGTCTTTGCCGTCTTTGCGTAATCTTGAAAACCGTTTTTCATTTCAGACCAAATTTCTGTCCATTTTGATGTGATGTCTGCGCCATTGTTCAATTCTTTGTTTAGTTCCAAAGCGCTTTTTCCTGCTGCCGCAAGAACGGCTGCTTGCTTTTTAGTCACGATGTAAGTTTTTAACACATTAATTGAGTTCTGATAATTAACGCGCTCAATAGTTTTTGATGCAGTCTTGACCCGATCCAGTTCGTCGTGTAATTTGCGCCACGCCCCATCGGAAATGCTTTTGATGGGTCTGTGTTCTCTCTGATTTCTTGTATTTCTTCTTCGATGTCTTTGATCGTGCGCAGACCGCCCAATGCTTCTGGTATCGTCCTGCGGAAATCATTCAAGCTGTTGATCGAATTGATCACCGCGTTGGCTATGTTTTCAAAGCCTTGGATGATTCCGATTGATGCGTTGATCACAGCGTTCGCCATCTGCCTTGCCATTTCAGCAACGCCCCCAGATTCCATGACTTTGAATTCTGCCCACTCTCTGATCTTATCGGTAACACCTTGAATCAATGGTGACAATCTGGCGACCGTTTGATGGAATACTGTTCCGATGAATGAAGTCAGTCTGGTGATTGAATCGTTTGCAGCTTCAACACCTGCCACAGTCGATCTGCTCATGACCAGCCCGAGTGTGTCGGCTTCAGTCATGAGATCGTGCATTGCTGCTGATCCGTCTTTCAAGATGTTGACCATGCCTGCACCACGCGCACCGAATAACTTATATATCAAATCGGTTCGTTCAGTTGAATCGCCAAGATCTTGTGTGACATCTGCAACGTCTGCCAATACGTCCATCACATCTCGCATTGATCCATCGACATTCTTGGCACTGATTCCATACTTGATGAATTCGTCCCTCGCTTCACCAGTACCACCGGCAACGTCTGCCATATTGACTGCTAGTTTCTGAATGGCTTTGTCAAGTTTGGTTGACTCCATGCCACCGATCGATGCGGCATGTCTTAATCTTGAAAGGTTCTGAACAGTCACACCAATGACACTGGACATCTTGCCCAGATTGTCGGTTGCATCCATTGACTGCTTGATCAAATATCCGATGCCTGCAATACCGGCAGCGGCGATCATTCCCGTGCGCAGAGATAGCAGAGATCCCGCCAGTCCTTTGAGCGACATGCCAAGTTTTTTGAGCTTTCTCAAGCCCTTGACTTTCATGCTTAGAACATATCTACCCAGTGCTGCTGCTGCCATTCCGTTCGCCTTTTAATTCAAAATATGCCGCCCATGCGGTCAATTCAATCGTTGTCAATTGCATGATCTCAATCAGAGATTTGTGCAAATGCTCGCCCAGTTGTAACATGAAGAACAGATCATTATCTGCCCCTAGTTCTTTTTTATGGTTTCATGATCTGGCTGCCCCTCAAGAATCTTGTTCACGACATCGCCCATCACCTCTGGATCATATTCACGCATCAACTCTGACATGTCTTTTTCAAGCCAGATTCTTTTGCCATCTTCTTTTAGAGCGCGGATCACCAGAACCATTGCCACTGCTTTCGAGTGTTGTCCAGATTCATACAGCTGCATGATCTTGCTTTGCTCTAATGCGCACACTACTCTGCGATAATAAACCTTGCCGCCCCACTCTGGCACATCAATTGATAGTAGATCGCCAGAGATCATCTCTCTGAAGTGTGCCTTTCCGTTCTCTTTTATTCCCATATTAGATGTCCGCTAGTGCGCCCGATCCTTGGAATGAAAATGAAACTGTCACAAGACCTTCAGCTTCAGCAGTTGTGCTGATGCTAGTCACTGTCACGTCACCCGACTTGCCTGCTGCTGCATCACCTGCCGGATAGAATTTCATTGTCAATTCAGCACCATTTGTCAATGCACTTTGACCTGCGTCGCCCGTGTTGTATTCTGTTTCAGCAGAACCAGACCACGATGTCTTGCCGGCAATATATGTTTTTGATGTGCTTGCCATTGTTGTTGTTTCAATTGGGTCACATGTTTCATCGTATGACCAGCCGGTCAATTCTGCAATCACTGTTTCGCCAGCTTTAACCACGCCGGCTGATCCTTTAACTATCGCCATTTTTTTCTACTCCATTTTTTGTTTTATTAATTTTTTTAGCTGCCACTTTTTTGAGTGACCAACCGCGCTTTTCCGCATTCTTAACTTGCGAATCATGAACCATGATTGATTCTTTTTCTTTAAACATCAAAGGCATTGATTACCCCCTTATTAAATTGTCGTTGATACATCGGTTTTATCCACTCTATAAAGTGCGCCAAAACGAATAGTCATCAACCCGACTGGCTTCTCGCCATCGCCATTTAGTTCGACATCCATTCCTTGATAATCAAAATCTAGGCATGTGCCATTCAATGTGGTGTCGTCATTTGCAAAGATTGCTGATTCGACCTCTGTCGCTATTTGATCAAGCTGATCATCGACATTGGTATTCGCTTTCACCCTTGCTTCAATCACCACGTTCAACATGCGCATTTGCTTCATGCCCATTGATTCGTCAACCGTTTCTTCATTCAGCGCATAGATCGCTAAAGACGGCACGACCTCATGGTCATAGACTCGCGAAGTGAACACAGTTGATCCAGTGGTTGCCAAACCCGTCAAGGTGGTTTCCAGTTGATCTGTGATTTGCTTGCGTGCGCTCATTGTTCTTCTAGTATTAAATTTGTTAATCCAAAACCGTCGGCTTGCTTGCCTGCGATCTTATATGTTTTTCGGTTTATTTCTAAAGAATGACCATGTGCCAGATCTTTGACATCTGCTGTCTGTGCCAGAAAGACTGGATGGAATGATTCAACACCTAAAGCGTCAACATATTCTTGCGCGAATATTCCGGCAATGGATGTCGCACCCGTGTCTGCTTTGTCAGCCAGTTCGTCAGTGTCAAAAAATTCAGATAGATCTTCAGTCATTTCTTTTTCTTCTTTGCTTTCAGCTTTGCTTTCGGCTTTGCTTTCGGCTTCTCAATCGGCAGTGTTGCCCATCCTTTAGAAATAAACCAATTCCCGATGTCCATACTCGTGTCAACCAGATCGCCTTGTCTAACGTCTTTACCGTCGATAACTGTTTGTCTTTGTATTTCAATCTTCATTGGTTTACCTTTTTCAAGTTGACCGCCACCGATTAAAGCGGCAGCCAATTTTGTTGTTAGCAATTAAGCGCCTTTACAGAAAGACTGTGCATGCTTAACAGCAATATCAACATCGGTGAAGATGCCCACTGTTAATGCACCACTTGTTGCGCTGCGCTCGGTAACAACTTCAACCGCACCGAATTGACCTAAGATCAAATCAGAGAAGTTGCCGAAGATTGCCGTGCCTGCTGCAAGCTGTGATGTTGTGCGTACTTCATAGCCATTCACTGTGTTGCCGTCTGCTACAAATAGACCAGAACCTGCATCCTTTTGAGTAGTTTTCATTGCACCTAGCATTGCCGGTGTTGTGATGTATGACATAGAACCGCCGCTTGCATTAGCTGCTGCAATCGATGTTTCCATTGCAACCATTTGTGCGAAAGTTGGCGCACCATCTGTCAAGTCAACTGATGAAATGCCGGACGTATTCAAGATGCCATTCGGCACACTTGAGTCTGTCGCACTGTCACCTTGTAAAGCAGCAGAATCAATCGCTGCTGCAATGCCAGAAGATAAGTCGTTGCGTAACACTTGCTCAACCGATGGATCTGATTGGTTCATTAGGGTTCTCGAAATATCAACATAGCCAGCCACAGTGTGCGGTGATAAAGTCACTTGTCTGAATGTTGGCGCGCCTGCTGTTGGTGTGCCGTTCTCTGCTACCCAGTGAACATTCGTCGTTGAATCAAGTGCAGGGATTGCCACATTGCCTTGTAGGTTTGACATGAATGTCGCACCGGCTGCGTCAACAACTAAGTTCGCACGTAAAGCGTCAATGAATGAATCACCATAGTGATCAGTCGCGACGATTGATGTGTGTGTGCCTGCTGTATTCGCACGTGAATTCCATTGCATGTTTGCAGGGATAAAGAAACCACCGTTGCTTGAACCGATACGCTTTTCAATATCAAGTGATACTTCACGCTCAAGACCTGCGCCAGACCAGTCACCGATTGAGTGCGCTTTTAATGCTCTCAATAGTGAGTATTGACGTTGTTCTTTTGCGCTCAAGTCAACATCGTCAACACGTGCTTCTGGTGCTTTCGGTGCTGCTGCTGTAATTTTCTCTAATGCAATTTGACGGAACGTGTCAAGTGGCTTGCCACTCTCAATGAATTGTCTTGCAATTTCTTTTAGTTGTGGATGCTGATCAGCAATTGCACTGATGCCTGCAACGCGTGTGCGTTCCATGTCACGTGCTTCTGATCTTACTTCTTCCACGTTGATTGTTTTATCTTCGCTCATTTTGATTTCTTCCTTTAAATTTTGAATTGTTGTTAAGTTGTCACCCTCTGCGGATCTACCGATTCCCACATTAATGTCTGCCGGCGTTGACACGACTGACACTTCATACGGTTGCCAATTGGTTGCACGATAGGTTTCAACATCGTCGTTGTTGCCCCTTGAATCCTCAAGAGTCATCTCATGAATTCTGTATCCGACTGAGATGTTCTGTCGAATACCGTCCATCACATCCGCAAAGATTTCTTGCCCTCTGGTTGACTTTGAGAATCGAACGACTGCCCGTCCTTTTCCATCTGCCACCGTTGCGCTTTCCACTATGCCGATTTGATCGCTTGTGTTGTGATCCATGAGAAGCGGCGCACCAGATTCCAAGCGCCCCAGATCGACTGATTCAGGCGAGTGATCTAACACTTCCATCCCGAACCACCTCTCGACTGGTGACTCGCTCGAAAAACTCAAGGCAACCGTTCGTGCTTCTTCATTGATCGCACTGCGATCTAGTTCAAAATGGCGAGTTAAGTCGCCAGTCTTAATTTGATTTTTGTTCATCTTCTATAACCTCATTATTAACATCAAGCACAAGCCCGTATTTTTTGGCAAGTTCTTGTTCATACGCGAGTTGCGCATATATTTCTTCAAGATCCTGCCCTTGTTCGGCAGCGACTTGCGAAGCTGTTTTGACACCGGCAAGGATTGCTTCCTTGGATGCTTTAATATCTTTTGATGGATCAACCCAAGCCCAACCACGCGGCTGCCATTTGACCTCTGACAACTTGTCATAGTCCGCATAAGAGAAAGCGACATTGCCTTTGAGCAATACCATCTTCAACCATTCGTCATACACTCTCGAAATGAAATGATCGATCATGAATGACTGAACCATTCTGTATTGATCACGTTCTTCTAAAGTTCCAGATCTAATGCTTGAGAATGAAACACCCTCAAGATCACTGGACAATGAGTTGTAAGAAACGCCCAGTCCACCTGCAACACTTCTGATGATTCCTTTGGTGAAGTCCTTGAATGCTGATGTTGGATGCTGTGGATCAAAGGCTTGGAATGATGTGCCTGCCGGCAGTTGTTCAAAGATTCCCGGCTCTGCTTCTGATACTAGATGCCCTTGATCATCTTCTTCGCCGACGTATGAATCACCAGCTTCTGATGTATAAAATCCCATCTTGCTTGCTGAGATCCTAGACGCTACAAGTTCAGCTTCAAAGAATGAGTCAAGCATGTTGAGTGATCTCATGACTGAAGCCATCCATGTTGCACCGCGGATCTGCTCTGGGCGTTCACGTCTAAACGAATGAATGATGTCTGCTGCCGGCACACGTTCAAATGATCTGCCGCCTTGCGCATACGTTGATGAAGCGTGTGTCAATAAATGGTATGCGATCGGCTTTGAGAATTCATCCATCTCAATGCCCATGTTCACGACGTTGCCATTCTTCATCGCGAAATTGCAGGTTTCATCGAGTCGATTAATGTCCAACATTTGAAGCCTTAGCCCAAACAATGAATCATCACGAATCAATCTGATCAAGACTTCGCCATCACGTGCCACGCTTTCAATGAAGATGCGCTGCATTTCCAGCCATCCCATCTGTCCATCAAATGAACAGTTCTTTGCTTTTCCCCATGACTTCCATTGTTGTTCAAGGATTCTGTTTGCTTTAGAATCCAGCTTTCCTTTGGTCGTTCTTGCTTTACATTGCAAGGTGATACCCTGTGCGCCAACAACATTGGCAGTCATAAGAGATAAATATTTGATCGCGTAATCATTATTCAATGAAAGATCTCTGGCTCGGCTGCGCAATACTTTGCCGCCTGCCTTTATATCTTCATTGATCGACTGACTTGTTTGAACCCAACTCGATGTCAATCTGTCCACCTTTGCGCCGGCGTATGCTCTGCGCGCGATGCTTCTTTTCTTTCGTTTCTTGAATAAGTTTGTCAAGTTCATAATCTAACCTTGATAATGCCGCTATGCCCTAGACCTTGGCTTGCGCGTTCTGATCTTTGTTCTTGAACCCACAGCGCTTTGTATCTGTCACGCAGCACGATCAAGTCAGTGATCGGTGTTCTTTGCAATGATCTGCCAGCGATTGAATATGATTCTTGATCCTTGGTTGCTCGATTAGCAATGACGGCTTCTATTGATTCAAAGATCAATTGCACCTTTGATCTAGGATCACCGGTCATGCCGTCAAGATTAGGATTCACCGTCCAACGTCCAGAATCAACCATGACACGTTCATCGTCTGATAAGCGTGTGATGTATGCTGCCCAATGATATGTGTCGGCTGTATAACCGTTCGTCACTGTGGATGAAATCTCGACAACATGGTTGCCGGTTGCGATCACATTTTCACTGATGTCATTTGATTGGTCTGATTTGAATTCGTATGAAAGAATATATTGTGCTGGCGGATAGTCTGTAACAAGATCGGAACGCTTCCATGCAACCCGATCCCCTGCGTTGATAACTTCTGGCTCACTTGTCCGATAGTTATCTGTGCTGAATTTGTTTGCCATTTAATCCCCAGATTAAGCGTCCAAAATGCAGACGCTTTACTTCATTTGGGATCTATACTAGTAACAATTTTTACGTTGTCAAAGTGCAAACATTATTCACCAACGCTGTGCGAAACCACCACCCCGTCTTGTCTTTCGGATCATTGGCTTCTGCCGACTGATTGGCGGCTCAACAATCACTTCTTCTTCTTCTTTTGGCTTGATCGGTGCGTCTTGTTCAACCCTTGCTTTGATCTTCTCAATTGCCGGGTTCAATATATGATAAGCAGCGAACGCATAGCCAAAACAGTCAAGCGCTTCGTTGCGATCTCTGGTCTTGATCCACTCTCTGCGTGGAAATCCTTTGAAGTATTTGACGACGACTTTCTCTGCTGTCAATTGTGCGTAGTATTCCGGCTCAAGATCTGTCGAGAAATGAACCTGCCCGTCACCCGATGTGATCTTCAATCGTGAATACACAGCATCCTTGATGGTATCAACACCCAGTGTGTATAACATCGTGCGGTTTCGTCCGGCTTGTGTCGGCTTAGATGCGACCGCTTTGCCGCTGCCTGCGACACCTTTGATGCTGAACACGCGTCGGCTTTGGCGTGGCTTGGTAAATTTATACACTTGATCAGTCATGAAGCCAGAGTCAACACAGCAACCTGCGATTCTCAAGCCGTCAAAAGTATCAGTCAGAACAAGATCAAGTTCGTGCCACACTTCTTGCATGGCAGGATCACCCCACAGAATCTTGTGATCAATCACCCATGAATGGTTGTCAATACCCCAGCCGACAATCTGAATTTCCAGACGATCTTGCTGAACGTCCACCCCTGCTGTGAGCATTAGCACCTCGGCAGGAATGGAGTCGATGCCATAGTTTTCAGCACGCACAATGAGATCACCATCGTCAACGGTTTCGCCTTGATCTTCCCACGTTTCACCGAGTGAAGTGTTGACCCATGTCTTGAGTGTTTCCGGTGACTTCTTGGCAAAGATGAAATCCTCTGCCACCTCTGCCCATGTGCGCCACGGTGAATACAATTCATTGAGATGGAATCCTGCTGTCTTTTTGGTTTTGTTCTCTGCGATCCATTTGCCTTGCAGCAGCATTTTGTACTTGTGCTTTTCCTCGATCACACCGCCGCAATGCTCGCACGCATAGATCGCTGATTCTGGTTCATCTTCTTTCCATGATACTTGCGCCCATTTGAGATGTTGATGTTCATCACAATGTGGACATGGCACATGGTATCTGCGCTTGTCAGAATCTTCATATGCCATTTCAATTCTTGATATGCCTTTGATCGTTGGCGTGCTTGTCAATACAACCTTTCGATTCCAGAACGTCGATGTCCTTTTGCGTGCCAGTGATACCGGGTCACCCTCTGATCCTGCGGACACGGGATAGCGATCGACTTCATCCCCTAATACGATTCTAATTGGGCGACTTGCCAAAGACGCAGGCGAGTTCGCACCACTCATGGTGATGTGTCCACCGGCGAATGTTTTGTGCAGCATGGTGTTGCCAGAATCCCTTGATCGTGGATCTTTGACTTTCGACTTGAGCGCAGGTGTATCTCTTAACATTGGCGCGAGTCTATCTTTCGACCACGTTTGTGCCATCTCTAAAGTTGGCTGTAACATCAAGATCGGTGATGGATCTTGCGTGATGTAATACCCGACGATGTTGTTCAGAATTTCTGTCTTGCCTACCTGCGCTGACGACATGACAACAATCGTTTCAATGTCACGATCATTGCACGCGTCCATGATGCCTTGTTGATATGGCGCTCTGTCAGTTTTCCATTGCCCTGCTTCTGCTGATGACTCTGGTGATAGTTTGCGATAACGATCTGCCCATTCGCTAACTGTTAGTCTAGGCGGTGGACTCCACGCTTTCATCGTCTTGCTGATAACGCGTTTGATTGGTGACTTTGCCATTTGCTAATTCCGAGAGTGCGATTTCAATTTGTTCTGTCAATAATTCTTCAGCTTGTGCGTAGTTATCACAAGCGATCAATCTGTGTGCTGTCTTTGATGGGATGCC